CTCCCTTTCAGGGAAGCTTTGGTCGCTTCTCCCTTTCAGGGAAGCTTTGGTCGCTTCTCCCTTTCAGGGAAGCTTTGGTCGCTTCTCCCTTTCAGGGAAGCTTATACCATCTTGGACCCATAAAAGTACCAAAGCCCAACTGATACTACACTACCCATAATAAATCCTTGGCCAGCGGCCTGGGCAGTCTTCCCCATCGTGTAGTAGAAAATCATTGGAAAAACAAAATAAGTTAGGACTGCATAGAAAGCCATAATTCCAGAAAATAGAGAAATATTCATTGTTGTTATATCTTACACCAAGATATTAATTTTGAGACTCCCTCACTCCTGAAGGGAGTCTATAATCCGTTGAAAAAATGCGGACGCATTTTTATCAATAATGTTGAGATAAGACCTATCTTTAATGAGGAGACCCCATATGTACAACCAATGTCGCTTCTTCAGGGTCGGGAACATACAAACGAATCCGCTTTCCATCCACTTCAATATCTCTCAACTTCATCGTATCGGGTCCAAGAACCACGCCTTTCCAAGTAAGGTAGAACTCGGTCTCTATAGAATACCGATCGCGAACATACCATTTCACATCGCCCAAAGTGGCCGCACTGACGTCTCTCTCCGGACAATCATTTAGAAAAAGAGGCGACGGGATCTCAAACCCGCCATATACAGCATTGTTGCCATAATCCCGTGTTATACACAAATGATAATGTGGTAAATCTGGATGGTCGTGTGACATATTTAGAGACTTTGTTGAAATCTGTTTATCTGGGTTTTAATAAAACTATTTATCTATGTCGTCTTCCACTACCTTTCTAACAGTCGGCGTCATCTTCTGACACCTTATTTAAAGGCTCACCTGTGGCACCCCGAAAGGTTTGGCGGTGCCATTCCGTAATGCCATGAGTCCGGATTCCTTCTAAATGTGCCTTGGTCCCATATCCCATATTCGTATTTAAACCATATCTGTCAACCAATACAGGATGCTTCGCACATAACTCTTCTACATAAGTATCGCGCTCGTTTTTAGCCAAAATGGATGCCGCCGCAATGGACGCATACGTTCCGTCCCCTTTCTCCACTGTCTCATGTGGAATGGCTTTTAACGTCTCGGTTTCTTGGTTGAAAAAAGTATAGGGACGAAAATAGTTGCCATCAACCAAGAGGAGCCCACTATTTAGCGCAAATCCTTGTTTAGAAACAAAGGACCGGGCGATTTCATCAATACAGATATGCATACCACGAATAACGCAGTTTAGAATGCCTGAACGGTCTATTTCGTCGGCCTCGGCATAATGGATGTGCCACGCAAGGGCATTGGACTTGATATAGGCGGCGAGCTCACCAATTTTCTTGCGAGATTTGATTTGTTTGCTGTCGCGCATCCAGTCGTAGCGAAACGGAGGCTCTAAGGTATTCTGTCCTTTCGGAAGAACCACCGCAGCAACATAGACACGCCCAAACAAGGGTCCACGTCCCGCCTCGTCAATCCCAATCTCAAACGAATGCGCAGCATCTTTGAACGGCAACAATGCCACGTGTTCTTTTTTGACTCTTGTTTTTTTAGCAACAATCGGTTCCATTCTAATATGATTTGTGCGAAACCTTTATTTGAATATCAAAGATACACATGATATCGGAGATACAATGAATATTGGATATAAGAGATACACACAACAAAGTGCTTGCACTCTTATAATACAGATATTTTCGTTGTAGAATATATATTTGCGCAAATATGGAGTTCAAACTTAGTCCATTGATTTTATTTATAATATTGCTCGTAGTTTTGGCGCTATCCGCAACAATTAAAAGTTATATGGGTACAGAGGGGTTCATCACATACAACAAACCCGCTAATATGTTTTCAAAACAAACTGTTGGAATCTATAGCAGTGCGAATGATATAACCAAGATTTACGATGATATTTATTATGATCCGCGAAACGGCAACATTGTCGTAATTTATACAAATGATCAATGGGCGCAAGATTCCGACACGGATATAGATGGAAAAAGCATCAAACTCATTGAAATCGCCCCTCGAAAAAATAATTCCACCAACCAGGTTACACAATACACGAATACAAATGCTGGTAACACGGCGGTTAGTCAAAATACCATTGAAAGTCAGGTTAGAAACTTGGAAACAATAGACATTGAATGGTCACTCAAGTCCGACAGAAATCAAGTAAATTACTTCACCTGGGGTAAAAACACGTATATTTACGTCATGGATATATCGGGTCTTAGTCTAGGTGGTGATTTCGGTTCAGACCTGGTTGAGGCTCAATATAATGAAAAGATTGATGGCAATTCATTTTCAGGAACAGTAAAGCACGCTGCGGCGGTATTCTATACAGGGGAAACGAACGCAAACACGGCGATTGATTTCACTACCGCACCAGAAGGCGATTCTAATTCCGATATTTATATTACAAACTCTTATCCTCGTCAAACCGATAATGGTTACGATGATAAATCGTGGATTGACCCCGTTTACCATCCCAGTCGGCCCGTATATCAAATCACCAGCACAATCAAATATGACGTCGCGACTGGAAACTTACTAATTATTACGCCAACTACAACACCGAACACGATTGATGTTTATTATAGAAGTGGCGATATGCGCGAAGACGATATCAGTCCAGATATAACACTAAGTACTGTTGCCACATCTGACGCACCACACGCAAAACGACCTTTTAGTAAATCAGTGAGCAAACCATTCTTCGTTCAAGACTATCACAACCGGAACACGGTGATGTATTGGCCAACGGGCGAAAACACCCTCATCGCTGTGTTTGAAAACCGCAATTCCAATGGATATATCCCCATCAAGAAGACGGTGCGATTCACATCGTCGGGTGTATGGACTTCCCCTGATACTACTCCTCCACCCAAAACAGGCGACAATAAAGATTCGTCTGGAAATCTGGACATCTCCGGTGGCCAAGGAGGCAACTACGGCGACTTCTGGAAGTGGTGGAGCTATTTCAATTCCAATGCGGTTGGTGGTGTTTCCAATGACTATATGTTGAAGACCCAGATTGTGCCCCCCGTATGCCCTTCGTGCCCCGCTTGCCAAGGCGGTGCTTGTACAAATTGCGGCGGACAGGGTGGTTCCGGGTCAATGTCTTCTGACGGATCGTCCCTCGCTGTAAAGGGTCCATCAGCGGCAATTGCCTCTCTAGGACAAAGCGCGGGTCAAACCATTACCGGCACCGCGGCCGCAGCAGGACTTACCGCCGTGGGCGCAGGCGCCGTTGCGGGTAATGTCATTAGTAAGACAGTGGATACCGCAGGTAATATTGTGGGCAAGACGGTGGATACCGCGGGTAATGTTATCAACCGCACATTTGACGCAGCAGGAAACATTGTGGATAAAACCTTTGACGCAGCCGGAGGTGTCGCAAATGCTACGGGCAACTTGCTGTATTCTGCTGGTTCAGGTGTAAGCAATTTGCTTTCGTCGGACCCCACACGTGTTGGGTATGAACAATCATATAGAGGACCCCGAGCCGGAAGTAATAATACGGGAATCTATCAGCCACTTCCTGCGCAGCAGCAGAAAGGCGGTTCCCAAATTGACCCATATACATACAATGGTGCTCTCCAATCCAAAGGCGGCAATTTCCGCCCAGTGACCACTGACTTCAGCTCGTTTGGCTTATAAGGTATCCTTCGGACCCGAAGGGGGACACTTTGACCGAATATACAACACTATTCGTTCAAACCAACATAAACATATGACAAACTATTTTAATTAGTTAGACCAATGAATACCGAACTATTAAACACTCTATTTGAGAGGGACAAAATCACAGAAAACATCAAAGCTATATTAAACGCTTTTCCCAAAGATCACGCAAATCCAACATTCAAAAAGGGATTCTACATCTATGGGTCATCCGGCGTCGGCAAAACCCAGTTCGTGATTGATATCTTGAAGTCCATGAACTACGATGTCATCCACTACGACGCCGGCGACGTTCGCAACAAGGCACTCATTGAAAACATCACCAGCAATAATATTTCGTCGTGTAACGTCTTGGATATGATGCACCGAAGAATCAAGAAAATAGCCATCGTCATGGACGAAATTGACGGGATGAATAGCGGTGACAAAGGCGGCTTAACCGCCCTCATCAAACTCATTCGCCAGAAAAAGACGAAAAAACAGAAGCTAGAAAGTATGACGATGAACCCTATCATCTGTATTGGCAACTACAATGTAGACAAAAAAATCAAAGAACTGATGAAAGTATGTAATGTCTTTGAGCTAAAAACCCCGACAGACGGACAAATGATCAACTTGTTGAATCGGTTTTACCCGGCAATGTCCGACGCAAAAAAACAGATTATCGTGAATTATGCTATCGGTGACTTGCGCAAGTTCGGGTTTCTACAACGCCTCTATGATTCCAAGCCGGAAATGATTGATCCCATCATCCTCCAAAACATCTTGAACGTAAAAACATTCAATGACGACACGACAAAAATCACAACGTCTCTTCTTCAGAAACAATATGGCATAGATGACCACAACGTAGTGTTGAATGAAACCGATCGCACTACGGTTGCGCTGCTCTTCCACGAAAATGTGGTGGATGTGTTGCCGAAAGACCCGCGAAAGGCGATTCCATTCTATTTGCGGTTCTTGGAGAACACATGTTTTGCCGATTACATAGACCGAATCACGTTTCAGAATCAGATTTGGCATTTCAATGAAATGAGCAGCTTGATAAAGACGTTCAATAACAATCGGCTATTTCATCAACAAATTGGGTCGCAAGCGTTGCCAGAGGTCCGCTTCACCAAAGTATTGACCAAGTATTCCACCGAATACAACAACATTGAGTTTGTGTATGATTTATGCCAGAAGTTAGATATAGATAAGAAGGATTTGATTCCGTTTTTTCATGAGATGCGCGTTTTCTATGGTTCCAAGAATGTGGATATTATTGAGAGCACTCCCACGCTGAATAATTTAGACAATTTATTTGAGCCGTATGAAGTGACAAAGCTAGATATCAAGAGGATGTACCGTTATTTAGACAAAAATGTCAAGAAGATAGAGGCCGATGAATTAGAAGATGATACCGCGTTCATATCGGATATTTAGAGAATATATATTCATTGTATATAAGATGGAATTATTTGTGTATATTGTGATGGCTGCGCTTTTTGTGATTTTGACTCCCGGAATTGTTGTGTGTATTCCACCCAAAAGTCCGCATATTGTTTCTGCGATAACTCATGGAGTTATCTTTTCCGCGGTGTGGTACTTTATCCACAAGCCACTGATGGCGTTTTCACAGACGCTATAAAAAGGGAACTTCGGGTTCCGCTTTGATCCCATACTACAAATGTTTTTGTAGTATGTGTTTTGTATTATTTATTTTAGTATGGGATCTAAAGGGAACGACGAGTTCCCTTTTTAACTAAAAATTGCCATGTCATCAATGCGGAACAGAGGCTCTGACTTAGATGTCTCTATATTTGGTTTTGGTAAAGATTGTTGTACCAAAGGTTGTGCCGTCTGTTGTGCCGTAGGCACCGTAGGCATTTGCTGCTTCGCATTCTCCACAATAATCGCCTGTAACTGTTTGTTCATGAATTCCAACTCTCTGATGCGCGCCTCTTGTTGCCCAATTATATCTTGTTGGTTCCTCAGCAGTTCCGCGATTTGCGGTATCGTCAGTGCCACCGGCTCCTTCCCTGGCTGGTTCATCATAATTTGTCCCACCCCTTTCGCCTAAACTG